ACACCATTAAACCTTTCTAGTTCAATTATTACTGGTGGTTATATTAACAACGTTATTATTGGTAATACAACTCCAAATAGCGCAACGTTTACGTCTGTAACTACCAGTTCAGGTGGACAATTTATAGGATATCACACTGGCGCAATTGGTGCTAATGGTGGAAATACTGGCGCATTTACAACGGTAACTGCATCAAACTTTGGTAATGCTGGCGCAACATATTCTGGCGCAAGTCTCACATTAACTGGTAATATTTCCGTTAATGCTGTAAGTGCAGGACAAATTGGTAATACCAATACAAGAATTGAAGGTGTTATTGCAACAGAAAGTGCAAGCCAGCCAAACATTACTTCTCTTGGTACTTTAACTACACTTACAGTCAGTGGCACTACTAACCTACAGGGCACAACTAATGGTGCTACTATTAACGCAACTAACCTATATGCTACAACTATTGGTAATACGGGTGCAGCAATAAATGGTAACTTAGGCAATTTTGCCACTGTTTATGCAGGAACTATTGGCAATACAGGTGCTTCACTTGTCGGAACAATTGCCACTGCTGCTCAAACTAACATTACATCTTTGGGAACACTATCTGCACTTACAGTTAGTGGTACTACTAATTTACAAGGCACTACTAACGGTGCTACCATTAATGCAACCAACCTATATGCCACTACAATTGGTAACACTGGTGCAGCAATCAACGGTAACTTAGGAAACTTTAGTGCTGTATATGCAGGAACCATTGGTAACACTGGGGCATCACTTGTTGGAACAATTTCTACTGCAGCACAGACTAATATTACAAGTCTTGGTACATTGAGCGCACTTACTGTAAGTGGAACTACTAATCTTCAAGGCACCACCAATGGCGCAACTATAAATGCTACCAATCTTTATGCCACTACAATTGGTAATACTGGTGCGGCAATAAATGGCAACCTAGCAAACTTTGCTACAGTATATGCTGGAACAATTGGTAATACAAACACCAATCATTACGGTGCTACTATGATTCTTACTGGCGGTATGGCACTTAATACTAATGCTAGTATCGTAACAGATCAAACAACAGCAAGCGTGTTCAATGCTGGAGTAACAACACTTAACCTTGGTCAAGCTGCAACTACCATCAATATGGGATTAAATGGTGCAAGTTCCGTAAAGGTTGCTGGCACTGCAAACAGTTATGGTAGCGGACAGGGTGCACTACAAATCACTGGTGGTTTCTATGCTGGTGGTGATAGTTATATTGCGGGTAATCTTGTTGTTGCCAATCTAACAAGCCTTGGGTATACTGCATTAAGTGTCAACTCACCAATGGTATATCTTGATGCAACAGGTATTTCAAACTACAACTATGAAATTGGTTTTTATAGCCACAAGTATGATGCAATTGAAGGATATAATCATACTGGTTTTATAAGAAATCATACTGACAATGCATGGTATCTGTTCAGTAATATTCGCACCGAGCCAACTAATACCGTTGATCTTGGTAACGCTTATATCGTTTATGATACGTTAAAAATTGGTAACTTGAATGTTCTTCAGTATAATGCCGATGCAACTGGTATTAACAACGGTGTAGGTTCAATAACCACTACTGGTGGATTGAGTGTAAGTCGCACAATTTATGCTGGTAGTATCCAAAATACTCCAATTGGTAATGGAACTGCATCAACTGGTGCATTTACAACCTTAACTACAACCAGTACATTTACTTCACAGGGAACTATCAGTGCGCCAACAATAAATGCTGGTACCATTGGCAACGCTGGTGCAACATTTGCTGGTACATCAATGACATTGACAGGAAATATTTCTGTTAATGCAGTAAGTGCGGGGCAAATTGGTAATACTAATACACGACTTGAAGGTGTTATTGCTGCAGAAAGTGGTAGTCAGCCAAACATTACCGCAATTGGAACGCTGACATCTTTAACCATAAATGGTAATTTGTCGGTTAATGCAATCAATGCTGGTCAACTTGGTAATACTAATACAATTCTCGAAGGAACAATTAGTTCTGTCAGTGCAAGTCAACCAAACGTAACAAGTCTTGGTACTCTGACAACACTCACGGTTAGTGGCACAACAAACCTACAGGGCACAACAAATGGTGCCACTGTTAACGCAACTAACCTTTATGCCACTACCATTGGTAACACTGGTGCCGCAATTAACGGTAACTTAGCCAACTTTGCTGCGGTATATGCTGGCACTATTGGTAACACAGGTGCAGCACATGTTGGTTCTACGTTAACATTAAGTGGTGTGGCATCTATTGGTGGTAACTTAGTCGTATCAAGTGCAACCGCTGCTCCTATTGGGATTAATAATACTACTATTGGTGCTCTTGTTATACCAACAGGTGGTGCTGCAATTGGTGGTAACATCAATGTTGGCACAAATATGTTTGTTAACAGTGTAGCATATGTTGGAACTGGAAGCAATGGTTCAACATTGACCAACCCAACTATCATTGCAAAGGGTGCTGGTTCAACTTATACACAGGTTGCACTTATTAATGGCACAAGTACTGGTAGTTCTGACTTTATTGCATACGGCGATAATTATCCAGGTCCGTCAAATGACCATGGTTGGGCTGACGTTGGGTTTACTGGTAGTGCATTCAGTGATCCAAACTATACAATTACTAAATCAAACGATGCTTACCTATTTGGCAGTGCTGTCAGTGGCAGTGGTGGTGGTAACCTTGTTATTGCAACAGATAATACTGGTTCATATAATGATATTGTCATTGCTGCAAGTGGTTTCTATTCAAACGCCGAAGTAGCACGATTCCACGGTAACGTAAGTACAAGCGGTAACTTGTCTATTAAGTACACTACAGCAAGTACAAGTAGCACCAGCGGTGCTCTGCAAGTAACTGGCGGTGTAGGTGTTGGTGGTAACATTTATAGTGGTGCAAATATCGTTGCTACTACTGCAACAGTTGCTCCAAGTGCATATCACAGTTCAATAAATCCAAGTTCAGGAACAGATGTTAACATCAATCCTAATGCAAATGGTAACTTTGTAGTAAACGCTGGCGGTGTTGTTGCTAACGTTATTATTCAAGGTAATACTACGAGTGGTGGAACATACGGTAACCTATTAACAACTAACGGATATACTGGTCAGGTTGGTATCAAGGTAGCACCAAATGCTATGATTGCTAATGCAAGTTTGATAGTCAACAGCACTGATAGTATTCTTGTACCAGTTGGATCGACTGCACAACGTCCAAGCAGTAATACTGCTGGTATGATTCGTTATAACAATCAAACCAGTCAGATGGAGTTTGCTAATGGTTCGGCGTGGACTAGCTTTACTGGTGCATACACAACTATTAGTGAAGATACATTTACAGGAACTGGTTCTCAAACTGCATTTACACTAAGTCAGTCAACTACTACAAATGCTGTTATCGTAAGTATCAACGGTATCGTTCAGATTCCAATTACTGCTTATAGTGTAACTGGTAACACACTAACATTTACCGAAGCACCACTAGTTACTGATATTATTGATGCCAGAACGATAGCAAGTACTAGCATAGTTACTGGACTCTCAATAGGCACAAGTTCTGTAAGTCTAACAGATACTGGTGCAGGTACAGGAAATGTAAGCGTAAATGTGAATAATACATATCGTTATATTGCTAATACTGCGACTGGTGGTAGTAACTATTTCCGTGGTGGACTTGCACCAATGATGAATCCAATAGCACTTACACAGGGTGCTAATACTATAGTTGATTCGTTTACTGCAAGCACGTTTACCAGTGCAAAATACATCATCAAGATGGTTGCTACAAGTGGTGCACTACAAACCAGTGAATTGTTAGTGGTTGCAAATTCTACAACTTCAAACTATACCATCACAAGTAACGTGTATATTGGAACAGGCGTAGCAACAGTTGGTGCAAACGTAAGTGCTGGTACAGTTTATATTGTAGCAAGCGCATCTGCATCGGGTTCAACTGCAACAGTAATGCCAATTTATATGCCTATCTAATTAAATTAGGCGGGATTTTTCCCGCCTTTTTTAATCTAATATCAAATAAATATGATAGGTGGATTAATATAAATGGGTTTAACCAGAGTTCGTGCTTCAAACATCCTTGATAGTGACTATAAACAAAGTTGTCGTTTGTCAACTAATTCGGATGTTACACTAAGTGGTGGTGCTCCTTCAACAGTCGATGGCGTATCTGTAAATCTTAACGACAGAATTTTAGTTAAGTCTCAGAGCACTGCCACGCAAAATGGCATTTATAAAGTAACGACCGTTGGAACTGGCTCAAACGGAACTTGGACAAGAGATGTAGATGCAACTGCTGCATATAGTATCAGTCCTGGTATGACTGTATATGTAGAAGAAGGTCTTACTTTTGCCGATTCTTACTGGTATGTTTCAACAATTGGCAATATTGTTATCGGAACAACAAGTATAACATTTAATTCACTGAGCAATGCCATTACTACTGGAAGCAATGCTTCTGTAATTTTTAGTAATTCTACCAGCGGTATAAGTGGTGCCACATATCTACAATACAATTATGTTAGTGGAAACTTAGTTAGTAACAGTACTACTACAAGTACATCTACAAATACTGGCGCACTGGTTGTAGGTGGCGGAGTAGGTATTGGTGGCAACTTATACGTTGGTGGCAATCTGTCTATTTCAGGTAATACTACATTTATCAATGCTCAAACGATTACAACAACAGATACATTTGCTGCGCCAATAATTAACGCTGGAACAATTGGTAATACTGGTGCTACCCTAACTGGTACAATATCAACTGCGGCCCAAACTAATATTACAAGTGTTGGCACACTAACTGGATTAACTGTAAGTGGCAATGTTGCATTAAACAATTATGCAAACATTTATATACCAACTGGTAGTGCAGCACAGTTAAGTGCGCTGTCAATTGTTGGTAACATTTATGGTCAAGGTGGCGCAGGATATCTTGATTTCCTTAAACTTACAAATACATTTAATGGTGGCACAAATCCAAACAAATATTTCCGTGTAGATAGTGCTGGTTCAATACAAATCATTAATAGCACATACACTACAAATATTTTCAATTTGACTGACAGCGGTGATTTAACCATACCTGGTAAATTAACCATGGGAACTGGAGTATTTTGGTCAAATGGTGCAGCATATAGCAGTGGTGGTGGTAGTGGAACACCTGGCGGTTCAAATACCCAAGTTCAATTCAACGATGCTGGGTCATTTGCTGGTTCTGCGTTTTTACAATACAACAAAACAAGTGGTAACCTTGTAAGTAGCAGTACAACTGCTGCTACAAGCACAACAACAGGTGCAATAGTAGTTGCTGGCGGCATAGGCGTTGGCGGAAACGTTAAGGCAGATATTGTCCATGCCTCAAACAATGGTAATGGTACTAACTTCCAAATTGGCGATGACCTATGGTTAGGTGATATCAATGCTGCAAATACCGCACGTGTTATGGGCCAACAAGATAATACGCAAGGTTACCTTGTATTTGGCAGTAGTAATACTACAAACTATATAGGACGTAGTGGAAGTAATCCTCTTACTGTAACTGGTGCATTTAACGTAACTGGTACACTTACTGGTGTTGGGCAAATAGTTGGATATTTTAACGGTGCAATCGGTGCTAATACTGCAAATACTGGTGCATTTAGTACCGTTACTACAACAGGCAATCTTTACAGTGCTGGCAATATCATTGCTGCCAGCGGAACATTAAGCACTACTCCAACAACAGGTGCGCTTGTTGTTAGCGGACTTGGCGGTATGGGCATCGGTGGAAATCTCAATGCTGCTGGATATCTTACTGCTAACGGTTGGTATAGTGAAAGTATTTCTACACCAGGTGTGTTTATCGGTAATGCTGGAACACTACCATACAGCCCACGTGTTGGTTTCTTTAATGGTAACAATTCTGCTAACTGGCAGATAGACAACTATAACGGTTCATTTAGATGGTTTACGCCAGGTACTACTCGTATGACATTGGATTACTTTGGTAATCTACAAATGCCAGGCGCAGTCAGTATTTCAAATGCTGCAGTTAGTACGTCTACTACTACTGGTGCATTGACGATAAGTGGCGGCGTTGGCATTGGTGGTAACATCAATGTAAGTAATTATGCTACTTTTGGTAGTGGTCAGGGCGGCGTACTTTTCAGACCAATCGTTGGTGGCACTGCACTTGCTCTTTATAATACTAATATTATACCAAGCCAAACTAATTATTCTTGGTTAATAGACGGTGCCGCTGTCACAATAAATGGTACAAGCAGCATTTACACTGCAATAAACAATAACATTATTACAACCGCAAATAGTGCGACCTTTAGTGTAGGTACTACAACTGCCGCAACAAGTACAGTTACTGGAGCACTGCAAGTTAGTGGTGGTATAGGTGCAATTGGTAACATATATGCTGGTGCCATTCAAAATACACCAATCGGTAATGGAACACCATCCACTGGTAATTTTACTTCCGTAACAATAACTGGTAGTGGTGGTAATATTACAGGAACTAATACTGGGTATATTATTTCTGGTTACTTAGTAGCAAATAATAACCTTTATGCCAACTCTTATCTATGGTATAATAACAATAATTCACTTGCCTCTACTATTACAGGAACATATTCTAACAGTAACGTTGCTTCTTATTTGCCAACTTATAGTGGAAGTTTGGGCGGAACGCTAACAACAGCAGCACAAACTAACATTACAAGCGTTGGAACATTGACTGGATTAACACTGAGTGGTGCTATTAATGGACAAACTATTAATGGCACATCAATACTTGGCACTACTATTGGTAATACAGCAAGTGCTATTAACGGCAATCTTGTAACAGCAAGTGCGGTATATGCAGGAACTATCGGTAATACTGGCACTACATTAACTGGTACATTATCAACGGCAGCGCAAACTAATATTACAAGTGTTGGTACTCTTACCGCACTCAATAGCAGCGGTAATATTGCTGGCACTAACTTTAATGGTAGCGGTTCTGTTACTATCAATACATTTATTGCTAATGGCGGCACTACTACTACTGCACTAGGTACTGGAGCAATTGTGGTCACTGGTAGCGGTGGAGCAAGTATCGGCGGAAACCTGTATGTTGGTGGTAACTTAAGTATAGCTGGTAATACAACCTTTATTAATACTAACGTTATTACCACAACCGATACCTTTGCTGCACCAATTATTAATGCTGGAACAATCGGTAACACTGGCGCAACATTAACTGGCACACTATCTACTGCAGCACAAACCAATATCACTAGTGTTGGTCAGTTAACTGGATTAACACTAAGTGGAAATCTTAATACTAGTGCGAGTGCAAATATTGTTGGTAACATCGGTAGTGGTAACTTTGTTGCTAATAGCGGTGTATATTCTCCACAATATTATTGGGCAAACGGAACCATATTCAGTAGTGGTAGCAGTGGTGGCCTTAAGTTCTCAACTGGTAATACATCACCAGTCGCACCAAATCTCGGTGATACTTGGTATCAAGGCAATACTGATATTTTCTATAGCTACATAAAAGATGCAAACAACAATTCGGTATGGTTCGATTTAAGTACTAACCCAAGTAGTTTTGGTAATCTAACAGTTAACAATACTGCAACAGTAGGCAACGTTATTACTACAGGCGGTATCTTCTACTCAAACGGGTCACCATTTACTAGTTCTAAATTTACAGCAGCAAACGTAGCACCATCTAGTCCAGGTCTAGGCGATACTTGGTATCAGGGTAATACTGATATACTATTCATGCGTGTCAATGATACCAGTTCATCTTTCTGGATGGATATAACAAGTTCTCCAAATACATTTGGTAACTTGGGTGCCACTACTGCCACTATTAACACACTTAATACTGGAACTATATCTGCAACAGGGTCGATAGCACCAACAGCAAATACATCATATAACTTAGGTTCAACTGTAAACTATTGGAACAATATATATGGAACAACATTTGTTGGTACATCAACTACTGCAAAATACGCTGACTTGGCGGAAAAATACATTGCTGATGCCCTATATGAACCAGGAACAGTACTTGATTTTGGCGGTGAGGCTGAAGTAACTGTAAGTTCAACTGTTGGGTCAACTCGTATTGCTGGTATCGTTTCTAGTAACCCAGCATATCTAATGAATGATGGATTAGAATCTGAGCACAGTGTATCGCTTGCTCTTGTCGGTCGTGTTCCTTGCAAGGTTATAGGCCCAGTTAATAAAGGTGACATGATGATAAGTGCAGGGAACGGAATGGCAAAAGCATTCATACCTAATATGTGGAAATCTCAGCCAAATATGGGCAGTGTCATAGGCAAAGCATTAGAGAATATAAGTGATAATCAGATACATATAATTGAAGTAGTGGTAGGAAGACTATAATGGCATTTCCAAGTAGTCCATTAAATGGGCAAACAGTAACAGTTAACAATACGAATTATATCTATAATTCAGGAACAAATACTTGGCAAGCAGTTGCACAGGGTGCACTTACCACAGTTGTTATTTCTGCACCGACTGTTAGCACATCGACCACAACAGGTGCGTTGACAGTTAGTGGTGGTGCTGGTATTGCTGGCAACCTATACATAGGCGGTAACTTAAGTATCGCAGGTAATACTACTTTTATCAACACACAAACAATTACAACTACCGATACATTTGCAGCACCTGCTATAAATGCAGGAACTATTGGTAACAGTGGCACACTGTTTACTGGTGCAAACATTAACGTAACAGGCATCGCAGCCGCAGCAAACGTTATTACTACTAATGGTGTATTCTATCCAAACGGTGTTTCATTTAGTTCTCCACCGCAAGGTTCAAACACATTTATACAATTTAATGATGGCGGATCATCATTTGGTGGTGCAACCTATCTGCAATATAATAAAACAAGTGGAAACTTGGTTAGTAACTCTACTACTTCAAGCTATTCAACTACTGCTGGTGCACTGGTTATCGGCGGCGGTGTAGGTGTTAGTGGTAACGTTAATGCAGGAAAATTACAAGTTGGAACAATATCTTATAGTGATACTAATATTCTTGGAATGTTCCAATCTAGTGCTGGTACATACAACCAGATAATATTACAAAATGGTCAAGCAAATCCAAACGCCAGTGCCGATATTGTTGTAAGCAATGATTTAGGAACTGCAAGCACATATTATGGTGACTTTGGTATGAACAGTAGCAATTTTGGTGGTACTGGATCACTAAATCAACCAAGTGCTGTTTATCTAACTGGAACAAGTGGAGATTTAGTATTAGGAACAACAACTGCTAATGCTATCCATTTCGTTGTTAGTAGTAGCACAACTGATGCACTTACAATATTTTCAAATAGCAGCGTAGTTAGCAACGGCAACGTTATTATTTCAAATACTGTCGCAAGCACATCTACTACAACTGGTGCGTTAGTAGTTAATGGTGGTGCTGGTATTGCTGGCAATCTTAACATTGGTGGTGCAAACGTCATAGTAGCAAGTGGTTCTATTATGGCAAACGGTGTGTATACTGAAACCACCACTACTCCTGGTGTTTACCTTGGTAACCTAAATGCAACTCCACGCATTGGGTTCTTTAACGGCAACGCTTCTGCAAACTGGCAGATTGACAATAACGTTGGGTCATTTAGGTGGTATACACCTGGTGTAACACGTATGACTATAGATTACTTTGGCAACTTGACCATGCCAGGTGCTACGTTTATTACAAACTCGGCAGTTAGTACATCTTCGTCTACTGGTGCACTAGTCGTGAGTGGCGGTGTTGGTGTTAGTGGTGCACTATTTGTTGGCGGTAACATCAGTGATTTTGCTGGTAGTGTTCGTGACATTGTTAATAATGCACAAAGTGGTGCTTATGTATTAACAGGTGCAGATAACGGCAAGATGATTAATATCACCACTGGTGGTGTCACGATTAATACTGGTATCTTTAATGCTGGAAACAATATTACAATTTATAATAATAGTGGTTCATCACAAACAATTACACAGGGTTCTGGCGTTACAATGTATCTTGCTGGCACGGCAACAACAGGTAATAGAACACTGCTGCAGCACGGCCTTGCAACAATTGTTTGTGTAGCCAACTCAACTACTTTTGTTATTAGCGGAGCAGGATTACAATAATATGCCATCAGTAGTATCAACTATATCTACTTCCGATAACTATGTTCTTTATAGTAATTGTAGTTCATTAACAGGATGGGTAGGAAATGCTACTGTCGATACGGGTAATGCGTATGAGGGTGGGTCGTCATTTAGAGCAAATCCTACTCCAGCTATACAAATGGCATCCTTAAATGTTGGAATAACAACTTTTGTTGATACTACTATATTATTGCGAATGCGTGTTATTAACAGCACTGGAGGATTGGCTAATTTCTTTTTTGGGTGTAATGCAGCGGGTGGCGGAACTTTTGTGCGTTTAGATACAAGGTCAGCTACGCCATCTGGATTTGCAAATTCACAAAGTTGGGGTTCTTGGAACGCACCAGCGGCTGGACCAGTAGTTGCAACAAATACTTGGTATAATGTTGCAGTATCAATTAATACAGCAAGCGTTGCTTCATTTTATCTTAATGGTAATTTTCAAGGATCAGCCGTTGCAAATATCCGAGGTCCATATGTCGCAGTTCATAGTGATGGCGGAACAACTGGTGCAAATTATGATAATATAAGAATACTGCAAGGCGGCAATAATCATGCCATTACATCTACTACATTTTAATAAAAATAAATATATCTTAACAGGAATCAATCATGGGAAATCTTAATCAGGCATATTATCGTAGAGACTACAGTGGTGAAACTCTCACGTATGTAGAAGATGAGCAAATGCAGTCTGTTCTTGTTAAACCAAGAGAACTTCCGTATGACCTTCCTGTAAAAAGTGCAGTTGTATTAGGAAATGGTCCTAGTCGTATTTCACCAGAAATACAATTATTGCTTAATGTAAACAATAGTCGTCCAGCCGAAGGTTATAAAATAACCTATGCTTGTAATGCTGCAATTCGTGACACACCAGCAGATTATTATGTATTCAAGATAAATGGATTTGTACCAGAAGTTACAATTGAAAATAGAAACAAAGTTTTTACAACAAATGATATTTGGTTAACATATCGTGATACCAACTTAATACCATACATTTATCATATGGATGCGGGATCAACTGCAGCATATCTTGCAGCGTTTGATGGTGCAGAAAAAGTATTTTTATTTGGATACGATGGTACAGATGGTGTTACTAGTAATAACATTTATGAAAATACACTAAATTATGAAAATGCTGAAAATATAGAAGACTTTGCAAAGTTTAATTCATTTTTATATAACGTCATTCGTGTATACAAAAAAACACAATTTTATCGTGTTAGAAATCACTTAAGCAATGATTTTATTTCACTCTTTGGTACGTTGCCAAATTATACAGAGATAAACGTTCGTGACGCAGTATTGTTAGGTGATTTCTAACAACTCAGTTATTGTTTGAAGTTTTTCTCTAATAATACTGTTGTTAAGACTGTTATATAATCCAGGATGAAGCGGCTTTGGTGTATTGCTTAAATCACACCATGCATATCCCTTGTGCTCACTACTCAGTGTTGGTATAAACTCGGTTTTAACTAACAATACAAACGTATGGTAATTAAAATGTCCATCTGGTGATGAAAAAAGTTCTAGTGGTATTGTTTTTAAAATGTGTGGCACAAAGCCAATTTCTTCACTAATTTCACGAATTAATCCATCTTGAAGACCTTCGCCACTTTCAAGCTGTCCGCCAACAAGACCCCAAGTGTCACTGTAAGTATCCTGATCTCGCAATAAAAATAAACCACGACCACTCTTGATACTGATAAAAAGTGCACCAACTGCAGTTAAATCACGATGCTCCATAGACCTTCTTGATACAGACCTAACCAACTTTTTTGCCATTGTATTCCCGTCCACACATATTGTATACCTGTATAGGTATTTGTAACATATTGGTTTGGATTGTTGCTATCTGGATGAAAAGCAACAGTCCAATTATGACCATCATATTGTATGATGTCATTAGTGTGAGCTACAATACTTGAACCATTTGTATTTTGCCAAAGTCTTGGACCATTACCATTTCCGTTTTCTGTGCTTCCGATATTTTTTAAAATCAAATATCGTTGACTAGTAGCCGCAGCAGGTAATCCATATCCAGGACCATTTACTGTAGGATCAACTATCGCATTAACACTCTGTAAAGTATTAGTTGGTAGTGTAGCAGTGTCTACGTTAAAAAGCAAGTTATATTCGTCATTGGGATCATATGCAATAGTTCCTGATATTAATCTATCACTATTGGCATCTTGTAGATACATCATACTATAGTTGTCTTTTATTTTGCCAAAACTTTCAACCACTGGTTTCCATGCAATTTGTTCAGCATTAGTAGTTGGTATTGCAAGGTTAGTATTATTGATTTCAGGTCCACCACGTGGTAGTAGTTTGATATTTCCACCATCAACTATTACTTGGTAACCAGTCAATGTAAAATATTGGCGTTTTCCCAGCAATTCAAGTTCTTCAAATATAACATCATTGATATTTTTAGTACCACTTGCATCATAAATGCTAGCAACAATGTTTTGAATAACACCAAGACGTTTTAGCTTAGCTGGGGTAGTAATCCAAATAGGCATTTCAAAAGTAAGTGTCGCAACATCTATTACTTCATCTGTTCCTACAGGTATAGGACGAGAAGTCCATGTTTGATCTGTTAATAAAATGTAGCTTAAACTACTCCAATCAAGCCAATTATCAGTATTTTGTATTTCCATGTCTGGATTAAACAGCGGAACTATCTGTTCCCATAGCTGAAGTTTTTGATCCATATTACTAGTCCACATTTCCATACGCATAGTAATACGATATGGAACTGGCATTATACGCTCTAAGCTATAGGTCTGGCCTTGATTAGAATTATATTGACCAGTTAGTGGGTCTATCTGACGTTGACGAATAACTTTATTATCTACAAAGTGTGGTTCTTGTATACGATCACGATCATATTTTATATCGGTCATATAAACAACCATAGCAGGAACGTTACTCATTACGTTTTCACTATTTTGTTTCATAATAGCAGCAACTTGTCTATTTGTATCTGCATAACGACATGGCACACGATACATGACGCTATTACCGTTGGCATCTTTGCCATACTCTACATAGAAATCTGAAAAGATTCTGACAAATTGGGTTATAAATCTGCGTATTTGTTTATCGTAAAAGAAATCCATAGATTATCCTAATTTATCTGGGTTGATTTTTAACAGACTACTAAGTGCTTGACGTTGGTCAATGATTGCACCGTTTGCAAGTCGTGTTTTTTTGTGGTTATTAACAAATGTTCCACGATCAGTGATGTTGGTATTACCAGTCAATGGAGCACGAACTTCATTTTCAATTGGAACCCAACGGTGACCACTAAATCTGAACAATTTGTGCGGGAAATAATCGGTTCTTAATACAAACTGACCAGTAACTGGTGTAACTGGGAACGCTACATCTGTAATAACCTGCAATCCATTTGGTGCTTTTCCATCGCCTACTAGGTAACCTAGTGTGTCGTGTGTTGGACTTGCATTTGGATCAGTGGGTAGTATATAAAGTTCAGTGGTATCATATCCACTCTTAGGAACATCTTTTTCTGCTTGTGCAATAATTGCATCATTAACTGCAAGAGTAGACAAATATGTAGACATCATGCTACCAAGAGTAAACCCAGTGCCTACACCATCGCCGTTAACTGCTTGTTGATTAAGAATGTCTGCATATTCTTGACTATTGACCATTGGTGTAACCTTACAACGCCACAGGTGTGGCCACCAAGTTGGTGCATAACCTTCGCTGGCAAATGTGCATTCTTGAATGACATAAAACTTTTTAAGAGCAGTTGGTATATTGTCATTAAGAGGATAATAATCACGACGGTGTGGAAGTTCTAATACATCACCAGCCATTAGTTTACGTCCAAGACGTGCAACCATGTCATTAATATGAAATGTTATATATAGTGTATCGTTATTAATAAACAATCCAAACTGTGCAAGATTAAAATCAATATCTTGAATAGTGTAATGACCACGCAGATTGTAAATGTCTGCATCATATTTTCTGTCACGATTTTCTAAAAATAGTAAGTCTTGTATATTCTGCTCACTTTGGTTTGCATATGCTGGTTGAGTTAAATCACTATTATCAGTGTTAGTACCACTACCGAGATATTTGTGAACATTGATTCCGACACAGCCAGCAACAAACAATTCAAGAATTAACTTGTCTTGGTATTTGTAATCGTTACTGTGGTTTTCTCTATAAAGACTTAAACGTGGCATTGGTTAATCCTACAACGTATTTATTGTAAGATTAACCATAGCATTACGGCTTTTTATAAACAAAATAGAAACGGTCACCGTTGTCCTGTTTCCATGTTTCTAATTTCACACCATTTTCTTCAGCAATTCTAACAGCAGTCTCAAAGTTCCAATGATATGGGTCTATCCATTCATTGGTTGGACCAGTATTAAAAGGATTAGCACGACAAAAAACCGTTCCGCCTGGAGCAAGTAATTCAAATACTCGTTTAAATCTTTCCGCTACCCACTCGTAACTGTAAAAGTTAATACTTCCAAATACTATGATTGCATCAAAACTTTCTGGCTTGGCAACAAAGTCCATAATTTCTACCATGTAATCAGCATTTGGGTTATAACGATCAATGCCAACTAAGTTTGGAATATGTTCTTTAAACTGATTAAATCCACATCCAACATCAAGCACTGCTCGTGGCTTGAGATCAGTTATGTCTTTAACGATATTCCATCCAGTAAACCTATAAACCTCTGTGCGTGGTTTCCACATCTCTCCACCCCAAACACGACACTGATAACTGTAATCGATGTGGTCAGTAAACTTTTTAAGAGTTCCCTCAAATGTTAAATCTATATCCTGAAAAGTAACGTTTACTTCGGCTCTAAACTTTTCCCAACGTTTAAGAGTCCAAGGCAAATCGGTCAATACGGTATTTTCATTGAGATTTTCACGAACTTTTTTATATCGGTCTAATTTAAAACATTCATTTAATTTTTTTAAAATAAAACCGTAAATCTTTTTATTCATTTATTTTTTTCCTGACTTGTTAGATTTTTATAAATATTATTAAATAAATTAGCATAAACTAAAGTTTCTGTCAATTACTTATATTTTTTTAAAGAATGTAATAAAAATGAAGATTATTCTGCTATTGGGGCCACAAGGAAGTGGCAATCATTTATTCAGTAAGATATTTGCTCTACATCCAGATGTTCATGGATGGGATGAATTGTTAGACACAAGTAAAGAAGAAAACTATTTCATTCCACACTGGCGTGAACCGAGTAACAAATATTGGGACAACCTTGAAACATTAGACAAAGCCATAATGGGTGGAAAGAAATATGCTGTTGTAAGTGCCAGTATCCCATTTTGGAATAAAGATAAGTTAGAAATTCCACAAGTAAATGATTTTATAAAGAAAGCAAAATCTTTAAAGATAGATGTTCAACCAGTAATTATTGGCAGAGATAAAACAATACTATCAAATCAACAAACTAGAATGCGTGGTGGGCCAACTTGGGGAGCCGCTACACAACTTATTAGATGGATAGATGAAATGCCATTCTTTGTAAGCACAGAACTACTATACCTATATCGTAAGAAATATGTTCAGTCATTGAGTCACTGGTTAGATTTTCCTGTAGCATACGATGATCCACGAGTAGAAGAAATATTAGCAATTGATTCAAATGAAAAATATATTCATCAGGCAAAAAATCCATTAGTTGATAGATTAACTCGTGATTTAGGTTATCCTGTTGCAGTGTTGAAGAAAGAAAAATATTAAGAATAACTAGACGTTTATCATGTTTAAGTTTACATCCCACAAGATTTATATTATGATAAACGTTTAGTTCCCCATTATTAAAAAGGAAAAATAAAATGGACGTAAGTAAAATCTTTCCATTGTTTGATCAGACAACAGGTCTGCTCATCATTGGATTATACGCAGTATTTGCCTTTTGGTTAACCAGTTGGTTCTCCAAAGGTTTCAATAAGACTAAAGAATCATTTCTTGTTGCCAATCGTAAACTTGGCTTCTTACAGGGAAGTATGAGTGCTGGTGCAGCATGGATTTGGGCACCAGGCCTATTTGTAGCCGCACAGCAGGGTTTTAATAACGGTATTGCTGGTGTGTTTTGGTTCAGCTTGGGCAATTTCTTCGCCCTTATCTTGTTCTCTTACGGCGCAAGTAAGATTAGAAACGCCAACGAGAACGGATTTACGCTCAGCCAGTGGTTTAGAAGCAAGTATGGCAAGGCTGTTCAATTTTGTATCTTCCTTGCTGCTTCGTTGTATGCACTACAGGGCATGACTATTAACCTTTATGCTGGCTCACACAGTGTTGAACTCTTAACAGGGTTACCAAGCGCACTCGTAAGTGTGCTACTCGTAGGCATTGCGCTTGTATACAGCCTACGTGGTGGACAGAAAGCAACGGTTGCAACTGATATGGTTAAAATTGCTGCTATTTGGATCGGTATGATCGTTGTTGCAGTTACTGTATTTGGCACTACTGGATTTGCTCCAGTTATCGCAGGTATTGGTGGTGTAACTGGTAAGGGAACCGCACTATGGGGTGATAGCTTTACATGGGGTCTACTAATGGGCTTTGGTATTCCAACAGTTCTTGGTCACCTTGCTACACCATGGGTTGATAATGCAGCTTATCAGAATGCTTTCAGCATGGAAAAACCTGTTGTTAGTCGTGCCTTTAAGGTAGCACCTCTATACTGGACTATTCTACCAATCGTTGGTGGTATGCTTGGTATGCTTGGTGCTGGATTGCACTACAATGTTACTGGTCCACAGACTGGCTTTATTAATTTGATTGTTATGGCTAATGTAGTTGGTGCTTGGTTGCCACTCATGTATCTTGCAGTTGTATTTGCTGGCCTCGTTAGTATTGTTGATACACAAATGCTAACTGCTGCAAATCTAGTTGGTAATGATATTCATGATAGTGCAAATGGCAGCAATCCAATTGCATGGGGACGTTGGGCAATGGTAGGTATTGCTATTGCGGGTGTTGTTCTTGCTAACATTCCAGGTCTTGACCTTAACATGTTGTTCATGTGGGGTAAGGCGCTTATGTTGACATTTGCTATTCCGATTGTTCTTTCATTGATGTTCAGCAATCTAATGACACGTGAAGGATTTCTAGCAGGTGCTGCAGTTGGTATCTTTATCGGTATTCCACTATATGCATATGGTCAGTTCTTTGGTGGCGGACCAGTTGCTATGACTACTGCTGTTCTACTCGAAGTGTTCGGTAGTGGATTACTATGCTATGTTGTAAGTGCAGCAACTAGAAACAAATCTAGTTCACTAGCATACAACATTTGATAATAACAGGGTGGGAGAAATCCCACCCAATTTTTTTAAGGACTTAAACATGACAGAATACGAAAAATGGGGTGATAGTCGTTGGGAATATACCAAAAGTCAAAGTTGTTGGCACTTTGATACTACCCGTCCGCCAACTATTGGAAAGGATAGTTACACGCACGTATGTAGATTTGATACAGATTTCACTGATGCTATTGCACACTGTATGCCCCGCACAAAACCTAGCACTTGGGGGTCACGAAACCCACACATTGAAAGAATATATAGTGCAGACCCAGAAGAACAAGATTTAATTCGTGCAGGTGCAGACCCAAGT